AATATATTGTTAAGCCATAGACTGGCTTCGTGCATGTTTCTTAACGCCCATTGGCGTGAGTATTCTTGTCTGCATCCAGTACACTGTTTGCAGCTTACGGTTGTTTTAGTTCCGTTTGATTCGTGGATCTTCCACGTAAGTCCACCGCCTATTTTGTTATAAGCGGTTATTGGGTGAAAACATGGCATAGTTGTTCTCCATTGGTTATAGTCTAATTCCGCCTCTCATAGGTCGGCTACTTCTTAAAGAATTTTTTCTGTGTGTTCTCGCTGCAGTGCGAGAAAACATTCTTTTTGATTTTTTATAGTTCATTTTTCTAGGTCTTCTCATTGTTATCACTCTCCTTAGTTCGTGAGGTTATTTTTACGACTAACCCCTAAAAGGTGTCAGTCGTTACAGTTGTATCAAGTATCAACTGTTTCTGCCGCGTCGGATTCATCCGACTTGCCTGCTGGGAGGGACGTTGTTTCCTCCCCAGCTTGTGCTTGTAAAGCTTGAGCTAAACGCTCGTTTTTAATAGCTAAACCCCATTCCTCCATTTGTTGGAGGTTATCGGGATTTTCTGCAAAATTTAAAAAGCTATGCATTTCATTGTTGAAGTGATCCTTCACATGTTCCGGTAATTCTTCAAACAATGTTTTTGCCGTTGCTAATGTATTTTGCATTTCTTGAAAATCCACGTTTGATACGTCACCGTATTGTGGGTTTGCTTTTGTTTGTGGCATAATTCCTGTTTCCATAAATTGTGCCAGGATCTTGTTAATATCACACAGATCCGTGTGATGTTGTTCTGTGAGACCGTCATTAAACGTCTCACTATAATCTTCGTTGCCTAAATTGTAGGCTGAACGAAATGTGTTCTTTGGTACGCCAGTGGCTTTTCTTTTAATTGTCATAGTTATCTTATTTCACCTGTTTTTGGGTTAAATATTGCCTCTCTAAACCCTTTAGGGTTCGAGCCTCGTCCAGAGGACAATTTACCACCTCTGTTATATTTGCTAAACTTATTAATACCGTATAAAGCACTTAATTGTGCCATTAATGGTTTAGCAGCAGAGCCATAAATTTCTAAGGCTCTTGCATATTTGTATAATGGTTGAGACATTATTTCTTTATCGATTTGACCTTTTACTTCTAGACCATCTCGTTCTTGTAAAGTTTGAAATATTTGTGCTTTTTGTAACTCGGTTAATTCACGAGTTGCTTGCATTTGTTTCATTTCAGCTTTTACTTTACCGGCAGTTATTGCTTTTGGGACTGTGTCTTCCATACGTGCTTGAGCGCCGGCTGATGAAGCACCGGCCGGTGAGCTTGCTTCTTTGCTACCGGCGAGTATGGGGTTTATTCCCGCAGATTTTAAATCCGCCATTCGGCGTTGTACTGCGGTATTGGACATTCTCTCTTGAAAGTCCATTTGTTTTTGCGTACTGGCGGTTTGATGTGCCATTTGTCTTTGCGCTTGACGAGCATTTGCTACGTTAGCACGTTCTTGCCCGGCAAAGCCTAATATTCCACCTAGCCAATCAAACATTAGAAGTGGGTTCCACCAGGGATGCTATTAACAGGCATTGGTCTTGTACATCTTAATTTAAATAGCGAATCAAATATAAATTGTGGTTCGCTTGCTACCGCTAATGTACGTTGTACATTTGTGTCCGTTACCTGTATCCATGAATCACCAAGTAATGGCAAGCTTGCGTATTCCTGTGCATAATGCCATGATTCAAGGGTTCCTGTTGCGTTTGAACGGAATTTGCCAGTTACTGAGCTTGGCTTGTATCTATATTCCGCATAACGCTCTTGATAGCCGAACGTTGTATCGTCGGCTGCAGTTCCTTGTGCGTAGATCTCTTTATTTTTGACTGCTTGTTCGCCAATCGTTGATAACGTTGGCCAGTAGTAATCGTAAATTGTTTCTCTACTAAACATTCTGTTCAGTCCTTGTTGGTATGTTAGATCTGTTCTTACAGATACCATACCTATAACTATTGTATGTTCAGTGAAACTCTTTGTAAAAGAGTGGCCACTAAGTACTGTTGTACCTATGGCCGATAAGTTACCTTGTGGTGTTGTTGCGTCAGTTGACGATGTTTGTGCGACCGGACTTATATTTACCGGTGAGCTTCCGCCACCAAGATATTCTGGTCGTTGTAATCTAGCGTCTGGGCTAGTTACATTAAAGTGATTTTTTATTACTTCGATATATCTTGAACCGCCACGGGCTTGTATTTCAAGAAATTTTTGTGTTGCAAATGCTAATCGAAGTTGATTAATTGTTGCTGATGTTGCTTCTGATAAATCAGCATACATGGCAGTTGCTGCAGTAGTTGATCCGCCGTCAACTAATACCATACTTCCTGAGCCAGTTGCGCTCATTTTTTGATAATCGTTATCTGTATCTGAATAAATCCCTACGAAATTACCATTTCCGCTAGGTGTATGAATTGTTGCTGATGTGCCTAATGGTATTGTTACGTCTGCGCCTTTTTGTGGCCATGGTAATGCTGATGTGAAATAATCGTGTTTTTTTCCTCTGTTTAATAATGCATACGTCGTAGCGTCTGCTCCAGAGGTTGTTAATATTGTTTTTGGTGCCTGGAGGTTTTCATCTCGGAACCAATCGTTCCAGACGAGCGTGTATGCTCGGTGCCATAATGCACTGAATTCTAATCCAGCTACTTTTGTTGGTATTCCGAAGTAATCGGACAGTGATTGCTCTGCTTCTCCACTGCCACCCGCAGTAATTGTCGGTGGTACTGGCGCTGCGACTGTAAAGTCGGGTGTTCCATCTAATCTGTCGGAACCAGCTGCTTTATATGTTTTTGTTTCTCCCATAAATTCTTCGAAATCGTCCCATACAAGTCGTATTGGTACTGCGAAGAAATGGGTATCCATGAATGCATTGTCCATGGTTGGGTGTATTGGTGTTGCTAATCTGCTAAATGCAGTTAGGTTACAGGAGAATGTATCTCCCGGTAATGCTTCGTCGACGTAGATCGGTACTAGTTCGCCGGCATTGAATGTGGTTTTAAGCCCATGACTCCTATCAAAGGTTGAACGTTGTATATCGGCGTGCGGTACTTCGCTGAATTGATGTTGTTGCGCTGAACCGATTCTTGTATTGTATTTATGAGGGTTTTTCATGGGCATGTTATTTCCTTAATTTTTGTTTTTTTTGAATTGTATCACATGTTCATGTGCTTTTGCAATACATGTTGGTTCTTCCGGTGTTAATTCTCCGGTTGTTGTTTCAAATGTGCCAATTCGCCAAAGCGAATAATCCTCCGGATTTTTGGCAATTTGTGTTTCTTCATTTGCCATATCGGCAAATTGTCTTAACGCTATTGCGTCATTTTCCAAGCTATAGTCTTGGTGATATGCTTCAAGTGCTGAATCATATATTGTGTATTTAGATAGTATCATAGTTTATTCCTTTTATATATAGCCATTCTGGCTTTGTGTGTTTTCTCTGCTTGTCGCAGAGCCTCGGGTGTGCGTAAGTGAGCTGTTTTTTTCATTTCCTTTACGCGACTCTCTTTTATTTGCGCCATATCCTCAGGATATTCTATTTCATATAACCTATCATAATATTTAGGTGGACGCATTTCTTTTCCATTAATATGTATATTGTCTGACGGATAAACGTCATTTTTATGTTTGGCGAACCAGTGACCCGCTATGCCGGGTCGCCGGCTCATGGTTGAGTATTCCTGTTCTTTTTGTATTATTTCGCCATTTGGAGTCATTATTTCATAATGCTTAAGTCCATTTGACTGGTTTATTGCGTCTTTTTGTTTTCCATTAATTTTCTTTTGAACGTAACCGGCGACATATGCCGCCGATTGGAATGTTACGTCCCCTATGGATGAGTGTCCTTTACCCCATAGTTTGCTTAATGTTTCTGATTGAGTTAGACCTTTTTGTCCTTGTATTATTTCGCGGTCGCGAAAATTTGTATTGAATAGTATTGCATGATAATGCGGACGGCCGAATTTTTCGCCGTATTCTCCGCATTGATAATATCTTATTGGTTG